CGCCGCAAGATCAACCAGGTACATCACTCGATAAGAAGGCGGCTAAGGCAAACACAGAAGAAATTGCTAAATTAAGAGAAGATATAGCTAAAAATAAGATAAACGAAAAACAAAAACTTAAAGAACTAAGGGATTTTTTTACAAAGATTAATTCACCTTTAAATGATAAGGCAGAAGAGGCACCTATGTTGTATAAATTAAATCATGTGACTAATACACAACGTATTAATATACAAATGTATAGAAGAGAAATACAAAAATTACGAGAAGATACAGATGCCATGAATGAAAGGCTAATAGAAATTGGTGGAAAAGCTAGACCACCTCCTACACATGCCTCTAGAGGCAGTGTAGTTGGTTTTAAGACGCCTTCTCTTAAAGATAGTTTCACAGTACGAAGTGGTGGATCCAATCTAAAAAGAACACGAAAAAAGAAAAAAAGAAATTAATAAAAAAGAAATTAAGAAATTAATAAAAAAGAACTAAAGAAATTAAGAACTTAAGAACATTAAAATTGATTTGCAAAAATATTATAAGTTTTAATTATAATTGCCAAATAATGCCACCACTTATTGTATCGATTGATGGTAATATTGGATCCGGAAAATCGAGCATTATGCGTTATTTAGAAAAAAACTTTGCTAATTTTTGCGCTTCAAAAGGCAATAATTGCAAAATCTGTTTTCTAAAAGAGCCGGTTTCAAGCTGGGAAGCAATTGGAGATGCAAATGGAAAAAGTATTATTACTCATTTTTATGAAAATAATGAGCGTTATAGTTTTGCGTTTCAAGTAATGGCGTACACTAGTCGACTATCTTTATTGAAGGAAGCGCTAAAAGAAAATTACGATGTTATTATTAGTGAGCGCTCCATTTATACAGACAAATTTGTATTTGCAAAAAGTCTATATGAGGCTAACAAAATGAGCCTTATTGAATATTTAATTTATTTGAACATGTTTAAAGAGTTTCAAACTATTTTTCAAGATTTAAAAATAGTTTATATTAGAACATGTCCAGAGATTTGTGATTTGCGTGTGCAACAGCGGGGTCGTCTGGGAGAAACTATACCTATTGAATATTTAAAAGATTGTCATCATTATCATGATGTATGGTTAAACAATCCTACAGCTATTGAAGAAGGGTTAGTATTGGTCATTAATGGAAATGAAGAAACAAATACAAGTCAATTTATTGACAATAGCTATTATGATGAACTAACAAGAAAAATGTATGATTTTATATTTACATTATAGATGAAGTAAATATGAAGTAAATATAAAAACGAAGTAAATATAAAGTGTTTTGTTTAATTATTTTTTTTATACTTATTCTTATATAAGAATATAAGAATAAGAATGACAAGACAAGGACCATCTGAAAGCGCGACTACATTTCCTGTTGGAACGATAAAGCGTGGTAATGATGGTAATAATTGGATAATAATACAAACAAAAAATAGTAAGCGGTGGTCTAAACTTAATAATAATACATTACAGAAAACAAAGAAAACAAGCAAAACAAGCAATAAAACAAAAAAACATATTATTCATAAAAGCAAAAAAAATGACATTTCAGTAGATAAATTAAGACAACTACTTAAAAAATATAACGCATCATTTAATGGTTCAAAAGAAGCGATGGCTCAAAAGTTATTTAGATTGCGCCACTCAACAATTGAAAGTGCTGATTTAGAATTAATTTATAATTTATTAGATAAAGGTCAACAAAAAAAAGCAACGCAACTCATACAAGATAGAATTAATAAACCAATTACTAATTATAAGGGAATGTATGAACCACTAACCAAACCAATAAGTTCTATGACACGGGAAGAGTTAATAAAGAATTTACAGAAGTTTAGAGACAGTTGGGAAAAAATTACTACACGAGATCAAGATTTATCAGATGAACGTTTAAATAGCGAACCAACTGACCAATTACGTAATCAAATTAAATTTTATTATAGTGATGATGCCAAATTCTTAGCGGAAGATTGGTTGCGCAATTATGTATAATAATTAGCAAAATTAGTAAAATTATCATTAATGCATAAAAATAATATATTTTTATAGTATGTATGATAATTGTAAAATAATTAGTCATAAAGGACCACATAAATATAGTGTGTTAATGTTGCATCCCATGTATTCAGATGCGTCATATTTTAATGACTATATAGACTATTGCAGTGCTAATTTTAATAATATAATTAAGCATTGCAAATTTATAATACCACAATCGCCATTAATGACTATTGATTATCCACATAATAAGCAATATAACATTGCATCATGGTATAATTATTATAGTTGTTATAACAATTTAAATAAGGTCGACAAAATAAGTCTCAGCGACTTTAATGAGCAAACGCGTAGAATGGTTGCTATTATCAATAATGAGGCCACAATTTTAAAGACTTATAAAAGCATATTTATAATAGGCGTCTCTCAAGGTGGAACATTATTATTTAATATATTAAATAAATTACCTAGTCCACTAGGAGGACTATTTTGCATTAAATCGCTATATATGCATAAATATATAAGATTGAGAAAAAACAGGGCTACACCATTATTTTTTTATAGTGGATCAAAAGACGTAATCTATAATTTAGCATATCAAAAAAAGTGTGCGCAATTGTTAGAGAGAAAATATAAGCTAGTTTGGCGCATAATAGCTAATTTGGACCATTATACAAAGATTAAAGAAGAATATAAATTTGTGTTTGGTGCTATTGCTGAATTAATTTGACGTATATTAAAATTGTGTTTAAGTGTTTAAATCCTTTTTATAATATATATTATATGCAATAATATATATGGATTTTTATACGCGTCTTTTTTGGTTCTTTTTCTTTGCTTTTATAATATTGTCTGGTTATTTAGTTTGTTGCACTAAGAAAACAAATATATTTTATCTGCAAATAGGGTCTGGGTGTGGCATGTTTGTTACAAGCAAAATAGGGCGCACATTTTTGGGATTATAAATTATAAATTATAAATTATAATTTTATAATATAAAGCTTTTTTAGCAATCTTAAATCTTATTTTTATATTATTTTAAAATATTGTTATAATATAATAAAATAATAGTATGTCATGTGAAAAAATTATGTGTAAATATGGTTTAAATGACAAATCATTAGTAAGAGATTGGTTAAAGAAAAATCATCCTGATAAAGGAGGTGTTATAGATCGCGATGAATTTATTCAAATATTAGAGTGCTATAAAAATAATGCTACATGCACTACAAAAAAGGCCAATAAAGAAAAATCAGTAAAGAATGATAAAAAGAATGATAAAAAGAATGATAAAAAGAATGATAAAAAGAATGATAAAAAGAATGATAATAAACCAAAAAACACTAGAAAAAAGCGTTCCAAAATTTTTACTTGCATGCGTAAAACGGCCAACTTTAGTAAAATTATGAATTATCATAAGTTTGACAAAGCGGCTTATGATCCCAAGAAATTAAATGAGGAGTTAGTTGAAGCGTCTCCAAAAATGGTTCAATTATTAAATAATATTAGAGAGCTAGACAGTCAAGACGTAAAATATCATGGGCGTAAATTCAAGCATTTCATATTTTCCGACGTAAAAGAAGGAGGCTATGGGGCTAAAATAATCGCATCAGCTTTACAAGCAAACGGTTATAATAATATACTTAAATCAAAAAAGGTGTCTAATCAAATAAACGCAAAACTATATTTAGATGTCGAAAACTCGAATTATAAAAATTTCGCATTATTGAGCTCTAATAGTGTGTATGGCACTACTTTCAATGAAAAGATCAAGAAAGAAGTATTAAAATTGTTTAATGAGCGTCCTGCTAATATACACGGAAAAAACGTTCGCCTAATTATTTTAGATAGCGGATTTAAAGAAGGCATTGACCTTTTTGATGTAAAATATGTTCATATTTTTGAGCCATCTATAACAATAGCAGACCTTAAACAAACAATAGGGCGCGCAACACGGACATGCGGTCAAAAAGGATTAGAATTTCAAGAAAATATAGGCTGGCCTCTCTATGTTTATAATTATTATTTAACTATTCCCGAAATAACAAGTGAAACTATGTATGCTAATAGGTCATTAATGGAAAATAATTATGAAAGTTATGATAAAAACGAAGATATATTATTATTTAAAAATGTGGAAAAATATAACGACAGCACTATGAATTATAGCGAGTTTGATAGTGCTATGATACAATTATCTAAACAATTATATGAGTTAGCACCATTGTTGGCGGTTGATTATGACTTAACCAAGAATATACATAAAGTAAATGATTTAAATAGAGCATTTATGGAAAAAGATTTTTATTTGATGGGTGGTGCTAATGGTAATACTACTTATGCCACTACTAACTTTAAGCGTCAAAGTGATAATTCCAAGTTTTTCAAAATTGACAATATAAAATGTATGGGTAAATGCGGTAAGAAAAGCACAAATGACATTCCTGTAAGTATTGATTTTATGAAATATGTGTATAAAAAATACAATCACCCGGGGCAATTATTGGCAAATGCAAAAACAAATGTCCGCCAATTTTTGTGTAATTATATGAAAGATTTGGATAATAAATTTTGTAAGCATGTTAACTTGGAATGGTCAATGCGTTATATTAGAATACCGCATATTATAGAAAAACATAATAATTTAGACGAGATTAAAAAGGATTTGCTTGCTTTAGAATTGGTAATTAATAATGAAGATGATGCTGCGCCCGTCAAGTATCCGTTAATTTTATATAAAGGAAATAAATCAAGAACAAGATCTAAATCAAGATCAAAATCAAGATCAAACATGAAATCAAGAACTAGATCTAGATCACTAATAGTTTCTCCTACACTATCTAGAAATAAGAATTTTACAAAAATGAGTTTTATAAAAATGAGAGATTATATAAGATCAAATTATAATTCAAAAGAATTTTTATGGGATCCTATTGAAGTAGTAAATAAATGTGTTTCTAGCCCTAAAGATGACGCAAACAATGCACCTAACACAAATAAAGCAAATAGTATTACATTAAATCCTACTCAAACATTTATAGCAGATTATTTCACTCCATCATCACCATATAAAGGAATTCTCCTTTGGCATTCTGTTGGAACAGGTAAAACGTGCACAGGTGTTGCTACAGCCTCATCTAGCTTTGAAAAAGAAGGTTATTCTATATTATGGGTTACACGCACAACATTAAAAGGAGACGTATGGAAAAATATATTTGATCAAATATGTCATGTAATATTACTTGATGAAATAAATAAGGGGCTTGTACTTCCCGAAAACTTGCCCGAGCGAAAAAGACTTTTATCAAAGAGTTGGCTAGACCCTATGTCATATAAGCAATTTAGTAATTTATTAGCCGGAAAAAATGCGATTTATGATATATTATTGGAGAGAAATGGATCGCGCGACATATTACACAAAACACTTATTATTATTGATGAAGCTCATAAGTTGTATGGCGGCGATTTAAAGGCTAGCGAACGACCAAATATGGAAATTATGGAAAATTTAATAAGTAATAGTTATAAAGTTTCTGGGGCTAACTCATGTAAGCTAATGATTATGACAGCAACACCTTTTACAAATAGCCCGTTAGAATTGTTTGCTTTAACAAATCTATTTATGACGCATGATAGTGAAAAGATTACTACAAATAAGGAAGAATTTAAGAAGCAATATATGACGTCTCAAAACATATTAAGTGAAACCGGATTAAAAGTGTTGGCAAATAAACTATCTGGATATATTAGTTATTTAAATAGAGAGAAAGATCCTACGCAATTTGCACAACCAATAATGATAAATGTTCCAATATTGATGACGCACGTTGAAAACGAAGATTTGAGAGATGCTGTGTATTTAAATTCTAATTTAAGCGCTATTGAAAAGGACATAGAAGCGCTTATAGTCTCGTTAAGAGCAAAAATAAAGGAGGAAAAATCGGGTTATAAATCTAAAAAGACCCCATTTAAAAATAAGGAAATCCCTCAACACATAACTGAAGAATTGGATACTATTTTGAAAAATATTAAGTCCATGGAAGAGAAAATAAACAATTATAAACAAAACAAGGCTGACGCAAAAGATAAAATGAAAGCACTTAAAGAGAGGACAAAAGCAATAAAGAATTCATTATTGCAAGAATATATATTATATACTAAATGTATGCATATTAAATATAAAAATAATAGGACGCAGAAAATTTATAAGTTGCTTAAATGAGCATAATCTCTCTAAACCTATAATGAATTAGTTAAAATAATTAACAAAAATAATAATAATTGTTAATAATTATTATTATATTAATTGTAATAATATTTAATTTTTTCTATTTATAGGATTTCTATTTATGAGATTTATATGTGGCACGGCATCTTTTATCCTTTAAAGCTTGGAAATATTTCATTTTATTATCCTTGGCGAATTTTAATACATGAGTAATCCAAGCACTCACTTTGCCTCTTGTTTTTTTTCCACGACGACCCTTTCTTCTTCTTGCTCCGCCCGATGCATCATGATCATCTTCTTCTTCCTCTTTTTGCTGCTGTTCTTGTTCTTCTTGCTGTTCTTGCTGTTCTTGCTGTTCTTGCTGCTGCTGCTGCGAGTTACCACCATAAAGTCTCTGTTTTCTTGATCTTCTTCTTTTGGTTGATCCTTTTCTTGCTTTTCTCCCTTTTCTTCCTTTTCTTGTTGTTCTGCGACGTCTTCTTCCGCCTGCTAATGCACTTCCTGTTTCAGCTCCACCATATGGTTCCACTGTGTCTGAACCGCCTTGCATTGATCCTAATAATTTGTCTAGCATTTTATATATATATAAAATATATTATATTTTATAAATTTAATTAATTGCTAAAGTTATTAAATTATTAAAATTATTAAAATTATTAATTATTAAAGTTATTAAAGTTATTATATTACTAAATAACTTTGGCAACTTTTCCATATTTTAATATATCTAATATTTTAGAAGTGGTTGGAAACTCTTCATCTCCGTAAATATCTTGTAATAACAACCATTCAAAAATTCCTCCTAAATAAACGTATATGTTTACAAATCCCAATTTATATAGTTGGTTATATTTGTAAATTACTTTATTATCGCTACAATTCTCTCCATATATTACTATTTTTATAGATTTATTAGTTTTCAAATATTTATTTATTATATCTTCTTCATTGGACGCGACAATACTATTTTTAATTAAACATTCTTGCTTATCATAATTGAGTGTATTAATTAGTATTATTAATTCGCTACTACTATGAATACATTTTTGTACGTATGCATAATTTACTTTATTTATGCTGCTTATATTACCCATTATTAATATAATACACTGTAATTTAGTTATTATAACGTAATAAAATTTTATATTTTATATTTTATATTGTTATATTGTTATATTGTTATATTGTTATATTATTTAAACTCAACTGTTGTAACAATAAATTCTTTATTTATTGACCGCGATGCGTTAGACGATAATTCTTCGCGTTTTTTACGCGTTTTATTGTTAGTCGATGTGCTAGATGAATACGAACCGCTACTTTCATCTGACGATATAGACGTTGTTGAATTAATAGAACTATTCTTTACTTTAGAGCAACAATTTCTTAAGTTCATGTCATTTTCAATTATTTTATAATTTGTTTCAATATATTCTAATATTTGATTTTCTATAGTCCATTTAAAAAAATTAAGTTGCCCTAATGTTGTTTGAATGAATTTGTCATCTTTATACGGAACATTAATCCTGTCCCATCTACAAAATGGATCAAATTTCTTTTTGCTATATGCTTTTAGTTTAAGCTTATAATCATTATAAACATTTACTTTTTCCATTTTATTGTCCTTATTTATCATGTATACAACATAATTCTTTTTTGAGTAATTTGTAACAAACCAATCCACTATTCTTAAAGATATAGGTGATGATCCGTTTATAATATTAATCATTTTATCAAAATTTGTATTTTCACTATAAAATTGTAATAATTTATTTAATAATACGTCACTTTGTGTATCTATATACAATGACATGTTTTAATGTTAAGAAT